AGCTACAGTTGCAGCTGTCATCTGTGCAGCAGTAGCCGTAGTTGGTGCAGCTACTTGTGTCCCTGCCATAGTTCCTGGTGCGGCTATAGTAGGTGCAGCAGTTGTAGCAGGAGCAGTAAAACCTAATGATCCAGATATACCTGGAGTAGCTAATAATTCTTGTGTTGCTACATTCTGTAACTGTGGTGATATAGTTGTACCCGTAGGTAAACTAGGTTTTGTAATTAAACTATCAATTAACGATACAGCTTTTTGACTGCCCGTTTGTTCTTTTTGAGCTGGTGCTATTGCACCTTTCTGTAATGCTACTGTATCTTCAGTTGTTGCCATTATCTCCCCTGTCTATTGTATTTTTTGAAGCTACGCTTCTCCGATTTATTTTTTGATTTTTTATGTACCCTTGGTCTTTTCTTAGGTTTTGGTCTTTCTTCAAATGATTTAAACTTTCTTGCCATTGTTTATTTTAGCACCCTTATACCATGCTGGTAAACCTATAAAAGGCCTTTTGTCAAATTGATTTTCTTTTGCAGTTTTTGATTTTGCTTTATTATAATGCAAAAACACTTGACCACAATCTTTACCTTTAAATTCTTCTCTCCAATGTTCTAAATCACATCCAGAATATACTAACATATCACCTGGTTCTAAATCTACTTTGATACCAGCTTGACCTGTTTTACCTGTAGGGTCTAAATATATTGGCCATGGGTCACCCCCAAGATTTAAAGTTGTAGATATTTCACAAGAGTATCTATCTTTGTGTCTTGCAAGTATATCTCCTTTTTTATATATTCTAGCGTAAGAATATGTTTCACTTAATTTTAATTTTGTTTGTTTTTCCATTACAGGTTTTACTTCTTGTAATAAAGTTTCCATGGCAATGTCACTATAATGTGAATAAGTATTTGGTACTTGCTCATCATTCCATACCCCAAAGTATTCTGTATATGGTGATATATATCTTTGATCAAATAAAAATCTTGCTACATTTCTTTTGTTACAAAAATATTTATAAACAAAGTCTGCTAATTCTTTTGATATTGCTTTTTTAATTACTGTATATTTATTTTTTTGAAACGACATTTTTAATAATATTTTTCCCCTTTAGTTTTCTATTTGACTGTATAAAATTTTTAATATAGTCTGGTTTATTCTTTACAGTATTAGTTTCGAGGGTAGCTTGTATTACAGCTTTTTTCATATTATCATTAGGCTTTGACATTTAAAACACTATTAGGTATTGCCTGACAGTTCCAATGTATAAATCTAAATGGTTCATATCCAATGTCTACAATGTATTGATGTGGCATGTATGAAGGAAAGAACATAGTTCTTCCTGGTTGAACTTTATAATTAATTTGTGATGATGCATATGTTACTTTTGTTTTATCTGCTTCTGGTAAAAGATTCATAACATTACCTGGTCTTGGATCTTCAAACATAGGCATAGATGTAGCTTCGCTTGCTTTTAAAAAATAAAAACCAGAGATATGCCCATTCCAATGAGTGTGTAATGTATGATGTCCTCCACCTCTTTTAGCAAACTCTTGCACCCACATTTCTGTAATAAATACTGTATAATTTGTTAAATCAAATCCCATTTCAATTAACAAATTATGTACTGTTGCACCTATATAATTTTGTAACTTTTGAAACTTAGGATCACCTATCAATGACGTTGAATGAAACACATGACCCATGTCTCCTTTGTTTCCAAACTTTTTATTTCTTTTATCTATTGCTTCTTTTAAATTTTTTTTAGATTCTTCAATATATTTATCAGATGCATTATTTAATTCATTTACAAATCCTGGTTCATCACCATACCATATTGGACATCTAAATAAATCTTCTCTGTTTAATTGTTTTGGAAACTGTAATTCTGTTTTTAACTTTTTAGTTTTTTTCTTTTTCATATTCTCCTTATCTAAATGGCCAACCAAGATTCCATATAACTAAACTATGTCTTGAGCCTTTTTTTACTGGACATACTCGATGCCATACAAACGAGGGGAATACTACTAAACTTCCTTTAGGTAATATCTCTTTACACTTTACAGGTTTTCTAGGTTTATCAGGATCTAAGTTTCTAAAATCAAATTCTAATTCACCACCTTTATATTCTTTTGGATCTGATAATGTAACTGTTACAGATAACTTTCTAATTTTACCATGTGATGGATCATTAGCAGTTTCTCTAATATAAGGCTGATCCCAACTATCACAATGCCAATCATAAAATTGATCTTTAGTATATTTTGTAAACTGGCAAGATTCAGAAAAATCCCATTCAAAGTTCCAACCTGCACTTCTATTTGCTTGATGAATATAAGGTTGTATTTCTTTATAAATCCACCTATCATTCATCCAAACAATATCTGAATTTCTTTTCTTTTTTAAATCTTTAACTTGATTTTTATTTAATGGTCTATTACCATAACCTCCAGTAACTGCCATTTGATCTTGTAATGATTTTCCATATCGCACAATGTCATTACATATTCTTTCTGGTATTGCACTTTGGAAATACCAATAATAATTTGTTAAATTCATATCCCTTATATTATACTAATGTTATTTAAAATTGTCAAGGGGTATTAATTTTATTAGTTATCCAACAAACAAACTTCCACTAACTGTAAACGTAGCTACTTTACAGCCTCCAGGTGTTGTTGTGATTGTATTTGTATCAGGAGATACAGCTACTGCAGTAGATTTATCTCCAGGAAATCTAAGAACAACGACTCCTGATCCTCCAGCACCACCTGGGAGAGGTGCAGATGTACCACCACCACCGCCACCACCTCTATTGGTAGTTCCAGCTGATCCAGGAGTTGATGGAATACTTCCACCTGCTCCACCTGTTCCACAAGGACTTGCAGCTCCGCCTGGTTGAAGATAGCTACCTCCACCACCACCGCCAGCGTATGATAAAGATGAACCTGTAATAGAATTTGATGAACCTGCACCACCTCTACCTCCTGTTGAATTACATGATCCACCAGGAGCAGCTACACCCGCTTCTGAAGCTCCACCACCTCCAGAGCCTCCAAATTGACCTCCGCCAGTTGATGGATGACCTCCTCCAGGATTACCTTGTGGTGGGCTTACTGGTGGTGTATTACCTGTTCCACCAGATGACCCTCTGTGACCTGTTCCTCCACCAGAACCTCCAGCAGAAAAACAAGCGTTTGCTTGTGAATTTAAACCACCTTTACCTCCACCAGTAGATGTTATTGGTCCAAATACTGAATCATTACCTTTACCTACACCTGGGCCAGATGCACTTGTAGCTCCTCCAGCACCAACTGTAATTGAATGAGTTCCACAACTTAATTCTATTTTTGTTCCACCTGGAAAAGATGTTCTATATCCACCTGCACCACCTCCACCACCAACACAACCATAGCCTCCACCACCACCAGCGACTACTAAATAATCAAAAGATACAGGGCCAATACCAAATTTAGGCCATAATCCTTGTTCTAATTTAACTTTATGTGTTCTTAAATTCCATACACCACTTGCTTTATCTAATTCTTTTACTACTACTATACCAGAGCCACCTGTTCCACCATTTGATAATCCTGAACCAGCTCCACCTCCAGTGTTTGCACTTCCATTTGCACCATTTCCTGGCGAGGCTCCAGCACCTCCACCTCCAGGTCCTGCTGTTCCATCTGTTACTGCAGGTCCAGGTTCTCCAGAACCACCTCCACCTCCAGCATATGTAACACAACTACCTGTGATAGTACTTGCCGAACCAGCACCACCATTTCCTGCGTTTGTTGGTCCAGGTGCATCTTGACCAACTGCACCAGCTCCACCGCCACCACCACCTGTTGTACTTCCAGGATTTGATGCTCCTCCAGGGTTTCCCTCTGGTGGACTAAATCCTCCTGCATTACCTGCTGCTCCACATAAACCTGTTCCTGATCCTGCTCCACCACCAGAACCTCCTGCAGCTCCTACTTGTATTGGTGCAGGATTTTGACCTCCACCACCAGCTCCACCACCTGAACTTGTTATGGGTTGGCATGAACTTCCAAATACTGAATTATTTCCTGCTGATCCAATTGTTGCAGGGCCTGAACTTGAAGAACCCCCAGATCCACCAGCACCTATTGTAACAGGAACTGTGCCTTTAGCATTTGCTTCTACTTGTCTAAAACCTCCAGCACCAGCTCCACCACCTCTATTAGCTCCACCACCTCCACCACCGCCAACTACTAAAGTTTCAACAACTCTAGTTCCTGGTTGTAATGAAACACATCCTGTAGAAGTTTTAGATGTAACTGTACACTTCCCAAAAGAAGTTACGTTTCTTTTACCAATTATACCGCCGTTGGTTCTAGGCATTTAAGTCTCCTATTCGGAAACCCAAGCTGAGCCATTCCAATTATAGACTGTTGGTGTTTCCGCTGTATCGTTTGATTTTCTTGCTTCCCAACCTGTATTATTATCAGCTTGATATTTAGTTTCGTTCCATGTAATCATGTAAACAAAACCAGATCCAGATGTAACTGATGGATATGTAATTGGTGCTTGCCAATCATCACTTCCATCTAGTGCCCATGAGGCATAAGGTTGTGGTGTAATAAATTTATCTTTAGATGCATCATATCTCATTCCAATACCTGCATACTGTTTTCTAAAATTATTATTATATGATGTTTGCTTCCAGCTTCCACCTTTAAAGAAATTTGAACACCATGTTTCACCATCAACATGCATGTCATTATCTCCTAGTGTCCCGCCATTAGCAGCAATATCATTACCAACAACTACAACTCTTTTTACAATCTGATGTGTATCAGATGTAAAACCAGTTGGATCTGTTTTTGATTCTAACTCTGCAAAATGTGCCATGTTATTTTCTCCTTAGTATTATTTTTTCTTAAATTTTTTATATTTTAATTTATAGTTAATGTTCCTGATACTGTAAATCTAGCTACTTTTTCATTGCAACTACCTACACAAGAACTTAATGTATTTGTTCCTGGTGCAACCGATGCAGATGTTGATCCTGGTACACGTACTACTACGACACCTGATCCACCGTTTTGACATCCTGCTGGACCTGCTCCTGAAGAACCACCTGTTGATCCACCACCACCGCCACCACCAGTGTTTGCAGTTCCATTGACACCTCCATTTCCAGTTGATCCAGTTCCACCACCTCCTGATCCTCCTGATCCACCTGATCCGCCAGTATATGCTCCACCACCTCCACCACCAGCGACTGAAACATCTGAATTTGTAATTGTATTAGGAGCACCAGCTCCTCCTGCTCCACCATTATTACCTGAAGATTGACTACCAGCTGCTGTAGCTCCACCGCCACCAGCACTTCCAAAGTTACCTGGATTAGAATTAGCTCCAGGATTTCCTTGAGGCGGATCTACAGGAGGTGTATTACCAGCTCCTCCATTTGAGGATGTACATTCTCCTCCACCTCCACCACCTGAACCACCATCACCACCATTACTTCCACATGATGATCTAGATCCACCACCTCCACCAGCTCCGACTATGTTTAAAATTGAAGAAGGTGAACCATTTACTCCAGTTCTAGCTGCTCCTGGATTTACTC